CGGGAACTGCAAGCCCGGCGCGTGCACGATCATCGTCGCGCCGGACATCGAGGTCTCGATCGCTTGCACGTTGAAGTCATCGAGCGTCATCCAGATGCCGCGCGGGTAGACTTGGAACTTCATTCGGGAACCCCCTGATCGAGTTGCGTTGGCTGCGACCCGAGCAGATCCGGGTCGATCGTCTTCTCCGGGAAGCCTGCGGCGCGCCGGAGCGTGTTCTCGGTGTCGTCGTCCGGGAAGAGCGGCATCCCTGCGCCCGAGATGTCGCGCACGAACGCGCCCAGCTCGGCCAGATCCACCGGCGCGATCTCGCCGAACCCGATCTTCGGCATGACCTCGGGGTCGAACCCGTTGATCTCCCAGAGGCGCGGCAAGAGCTGCCGGTTCAGGACCGACGAGATCGCCTCGGTGTAGCCGCTCGCCGCTGCGAGGAAGAGGTCGGTCTTGCTCTTCGAGAGGGCGAAGGATCCGGTGTCGCCACCGCCGAGCATCAGGAAGTCGGCCAGCACCGATCGCGCGATGTTCTGCTGGTGCCGCAGGATCACCTCGCCCGTCGGGATCGCGCGCGTCCCCTTGGCGGTCACGAGGTCAAACTCGACCATTGGGATCGAGGTCTTGGTGCCGTCGTCGTTCTCGTAGACGTCCGAGGGGATCAGGATGAAGCCCTGATCGTTGAACTTGACGTCGCGCAGGATCTTCTTGAAGGCGTTCGTGAAGCCCTGTTGTGCCGCGCTCGCGCTCTCCCCGAGGTATTCCGAGGGGATCTTGCCGACCGGGATCCCGTTCATCTCGCGCTCGACCGCGATCGCCTCGACCATCTGGATATGCGAGGCGTAATGGTAGGAGGTGAAGGCGTTGCGGAGGATCGATCGGCCGCTCGGGTCGTTGTTCACGGTCGAGGTGCGGAAGTGCAGCATCTTCGAGGCCGGGATGTCGACCGATCCGAGCTTGAGCGAGAGCGCGCTCTGCCGCACGCCGGTGATCGTCCCGTTCTCGTCGGTCAGGAACCGGTCGATCGTCCACTGGGCACGCGGCGCGAGCTTGCGGATCCCGTAGCGGCCATCGTCGAACTGAGAATAGCGCGCCGGGTCGTCGGTGTTGCGCCCGGATCTGGTCTTGTAGACCACCTCGAAGACCGAGAAGCCGAACGGGAGGAAGGTTAGCACCTCGGCGAGGAAGTCATCGACCGTCCCTTCCATGTCGGCGAAGCATTGCTCGACGAAGACCTTCGCCTCCTCGGCCTCCGGGCTGTCGTTGGCTGCATCGATCCGGAACTCTGCCGCGCGCAGGAGCATCTCGAAGGCCATGAGGATCGCGCCGATGATCGGGTCGTTGTCCTTCATCTCCCGGAAGGTCCGCGTCGCGTTGATCCCGCGCAGCTTCGGGAGGAACTCGTCCGGCCGGAGCTGATCGTCCCGCCCGTAATTGCCCGCCGCGCCGAGCTCGCGGGTCGCCGTCGCCTTCGTTGGTGCTTTTGCCATCAGACCGGCCTCGCTTTATTGCCCACATGATCCCCGATCACAAAAAGACCGGTCTTTCTCTGCCGCTTCGGAGCGACGGCGTTGAAGCCCGAGCTCGCAGCGTCTGCTTGATCCTTATACACGCCTCTCGGGAAATGTCGAAGCTCCTCGATGAAATCTCTGTTCCAAGGACCGGTCACGATGTCGACGTTCCCGGCCTCGATCTGCGCCGCAAGCGGCTCGGCCCGGGTCTCCTTGGATCCGCTCTGCGGCTCGATCCGCACGCGATAGCCTGCAAGCCGGACGGTGAAGTCGCGCGCCTGCGCCTTGCCCGCCTGCCCCGGATCCTGCGGGAGCGAGATCGGGACGTCGTCCCCGTCGAACTCGGCGGTGTCGGCGACCAGCTTCCGCACGCCGTCCGGCCCGAGCCGGGCGCGCTTGACGTCCGCGATGATGACCCGGCGCGCCTCGACGCGCCATCCGACCAGCACGCCCGCCGTGTAAGCGCCCGCGCCGTCCGTTGCGGCCAAGTCCCACGCCCTGCACCAAACGATCTCCTCGTCCGGCACGGCGTCGATCGTCTGGATCTTGTCGACCTTGAACAGCCCGCCCTCGCGCGGCGTCGGCCGCTGCTCGAGCTGGGCCGAGGAGGCGTAAGGTCCGAGCGTCTGGACCAGATCCGCCACCGCCTGCGCGGAGAAGCGTTGCGGCCACATCAGCTCGCCCTCCTGCGTGCGAGGATCCGACCAGCCGATCGAGGTCGTGCGCGCCCTCGAGCTGTCGTAGTGCATGGGGATCAGGAGGTGGTCGTAGCCCTGCTCTATCGCCGCCGCTGCGACGTCCTCGTGATGCACGCGCTGCATGATGCAAACGAAGGCGCTGCGATCGAGATCGTTGACCCGGCTGGGGACGACCTCGCGGAACCATTGCAGCGTCTCGCTTCGGATCGCCTCGCTCTCGGCCTCGAGCACGTTGTGCGGGTCATCGATCACGAAGACGTCACCGCGCTCGCCGGTGGCTCGGCCTCGGACGGAGGTCGCCATCATCGAGCCCGTCTCGGTGTTCGCGAAATTGACCTTCTGGGCTTGGTCGTCCGAGAGACGCACGCGCGGAAAGAGCCGCTGGTAGAGCGGGCTCTCGACGATCATCTTGGCGCGCCGGTTGTCACGCGCTGCGAGCGCCTCGGCGTAGGACGCGCCGATATACCGAAGCGACGGGTTCGAGATCCAGCTCCACGTCGGCCAGAAGGCGCGCGTGAGGAGCGACTTCATGGATCCCGGCGGGACCGTTATCAGGAGCTTGCGGATCTCGCCCCGCGTGACGGCCTCGAGGTGCTCGGCGATCGCCTCGATCGGCCAGCCGGTGACGAGCGATCGACCGGGCTCGAGCACCGGCCAGAAGGTCCGGGCGAAGTAGAGCACCGATCGGCGGCATAGCTCGGCCTCAATTAAGTCTCGATCGGCCGTCGTGATCTTCGGGAGCTGCATCTGAGATCGCCTTTGACAGTTCGAGGAGGGCTTCGGTCGAGACCTTCGAGAGATCGACGCTCTGGATCGGTCCGCCGTGCGCGCCGGTGACCTCGAGCTTCTGCGTCTCGGACCACCGCATCTGCGTCTTGGTCCACCAGATCAGCGCCGCGACGTCGCCCTTCATCGCCTTGGTGTAGAGCGCGTTCGCGATGTCCCAGCCCGTCTGAGCCTTGCCCTCGTCGAGCTCGAAGCGGAAGTGCTCGAGAAGCGTCTCGAGCGCGATCCCGCCACGCACGAGCATCCGGATCTGGTTCTGCGGGAGCCCGAGACCGGCCAGCTTCTTGACCAGCTCGCGCTCCTCATCCGTCGGGACGAACGCAGGACGGCCGGAGCCGGGCTGCGGTCCGCCGAACTTGCGCTTCTTTTCTGGTGTCGGTTTACCTGCGGTCATGGGGTTCTCTCTCACCTGTAGCCTGCGGCATGATACGCTAAAAGCGCAGCCTCCGCCACGCCGTCGTCGGAGATCGCCCGGAACGTGAAGGCGTCCCCGAAGCGGAGGCGGCATAGGTCGAGGCTGTCGCGCTTCTCGGTGCCGAGCCCGAGGTCTTTCTTCCAGACCGACGGCGTCGTCCAGACGACCGTCTCGGCCATGAGCTGCGCTAGGGTCTCGATCGCGCCGGTGGCCCGGCCGAAGGTGAACGACGAGGTCACGCCCTGTCCCGGACGCGCTGCGACCTGCTCGATCACCGCCTGATCGATCCGGCCGAGGTCGGTCAACCAGACGAGCAGCTCTCGCGCGTCGACCAGCCCCTTTCCCTTGTGCCGGATCACCGGCGTGCGGAGCCCGGCGACGAACGCGGGAGGCGCGCCCTCCTTGGTCTCGATCAGGGCGAACCCTCCCCCGAGCCCGGGGTCAATTCCTAGATACCGCGCCATCTGTTTGAGCCTTTCGTTGGAGTGCAGAGGAGGCCGAAAATCGGCCAGAACCCGGTAGGGGTAACCCCCGCTTTAGCGGGGTTTCCCCTCGGGGTTCCACCCGGCCACGGACAGGGAGGGGAGGAGAGGATAATACTATAGGGAAGTCTGTCCTCTCCTCCCATATTTTTAGGGCTTTTCGGCGCGCTGTTTTGGCGCGCTGGGAGGGGACAAATTTCTGTCCTCCCTCTGTCCTCCCGAGCCATCATTCGGCGCGCTCCTCGATCATATTCTCGACCAGCGCGAGCCCGCCCTTCGTGACCTCGTAAGCCTTGCCGTGGTTCTTGCCCGGACCCGGATCTTTGAAGTCGACCACCTCGAGCGCGCCCATCCCGACGAGCTGGGAGAGGACCGCCGTCACGCGACCGCGCGCCGCGCTCTCCTCCTTCGTCAGATCCGCCTTCGCCTTCTCATAGCCCAGATCCAGCCCGAGCGCCTTGGCGACCGGATAGTCCGCCCTCGACGCGCCCTTCGTGCGGCGCTCCTGCGGAGGCAAGGTCTGCAAGACCTGCACCGCGAGCACCATGTCCCCGAACCGCTCGCCCTGCGACGCCGCCGTCGGCTTCCACGGGACCGAGACCGCGACGACGTCCTCGTCGTTCTCCTCGTCCCCGTTCCCGAACGGGACCAGCTCGACTTTGACGAAGTCCCCGCCGAAGGTGCGCGGCCCCATGTTCGCCTTCGGGCGCGTGAGCTCGCCATAGAGCGGCCGCTCGTCCTCGGGGATCCCGAGATCCTCGGCGTCCTTCGCGGTCATCTCGTTGAGCACCATCGAGACGCGCGCCGAGTTGACGATCGCGCCTGCGCCGCGCGTCGCTGTCGCCGCGCTCTTTTTGCCGGCATCGACCGACGCCTTCGATGCGTGATGCAAGAGCAGGATCGCCGCCTTGGTCTCGCGTGCGACCGACCGCATCATGCCCATGAGCTTCGCCATCTGGACGTTGTCGTTCTCCTCGAGCTCGTGAAGCTCGGCGATCGGGTCCAGCATCACCACGTCGAGCCTGTTCGAGACGATGATCTTCTTGAGCGCCGGGAGGTCGACCGCGATGACCTCGCGCAGCTCCTGCGAGAAGCGCGCGATCGTGATCTTGAGTTCGTCGATCGAGACGACGATCAGCCGGTCCTCGATGTCGGCGCGCGTGAGCCCGTGAACCTGCATCGCAGCGTCGACGCGCTTCGCGAGCTCCTCCGGCGGATCCTCCGACCAGATCAGCACGCGGCGCGGCTTCCCGACGCGCTCGCCCATCACCGGCTTGCCGGAGGCCAGCGAGAGCGCCCAGCCGATCGCGAGCGACGTCTTGCCGCCGCCACCGGATCCGGCGAGCACGGTCACGAACTGCCGGATCAGGATGTTCCCGAGCAGCCACCGGCGCGGCTCATACTGATCGAGCGGACGCGGGACGTGCCCGTGCACCGGATCGTCGACCGGTCCGGGATCCTCGACCGGGATCTCCGGGTCGTCCTCGACGCCGAGGAGCTGCGCCAGAGCGTCGAGGGCTGCGCGCTCGTCTCTGGGCTTGAAGCGCCGCAGAGCGCCATCGAGCGCGCGCTCCGCGTCCTTGCGTGCCTTTTGCCACCGGCCAAGCTGCGCGCCGCTTGCCGGGCGCGCCTCGTCGTAGAGCGCCAAGAGCCGCGCGAGCGCCTCGTCCTGCTCCATCCCGGCCAGCGCCCACCGCTTTGTGATCTCGAGCGTCGTGTAGTGAAAATCAGCCCCGGTCCGGATCCGCTTCTCGAGCTCCTCGAGATCGACGCCGGACAGATCCGCGCCTGCGTCGGCCGCGCCGCTCGCCCGGTAGGCTGTCTGCATCCGCAGGAGATCCGCGAGCAGCGCGCGCGACATCTGCGGAGGATCGACGTCGTGCTCGACGCTATAGCCCAGAGAGGGAGGCCAGACGACGAACCCGCTCGCGCCCCGGATGTCGATCGCGTCCGCCGACTTGCGCGACGAGACTATATTCTGATCGGACGCCGCGAAAATGTAATGTTTCCCGCCGCTTGTCGTGCGGTGGATCCGCGCCTCGGCCAGCTCGGCCGCGTGCCGGGAGAAGAACGCCTCGGCGATCGGATCCTCTTTCTTGGCGCGGTCGTCATCGATCACGACGAGATCTGCCGCGCCGGTGGCGACGCCGATCGCGCTCGCCCTGTCGCCTGCGGCCTTCATCATCGCCTCGATCGTCTCCCGGTCCTGCGTCGCGGCGTAGAACCCGGCCTTGAAATCGTCTCCGGATCCGGATCCCCAGCCATGACGCGCGCAGATGTCGCGGTTCAGCGCGGGGATCTTGTGCTTCGATCCTTCTTGATCGGTATAGACATTGACCCAGAAAATCGGATATTTAGTGCTTGCGGTGATCGCGTCCGCTAGGAGTTGTGTTTGATCGCCTGATCGGTCCATCTTCGCCTCTGTTTGGTGTGTCCTTGGCAGGTCCGCACCATAAACCCGAGACCGCGATCACCGCAAGCCTGCATAGGGTCTGCCTGTTGGAACTCGTCACCCGCTTCGGCGGGTGATCTTTTTTCTGCATTTTTCTTGTGACCGGTCCTTGAACTGGTCGAGGACCGGTCCTATATC